GTAACACTCGTGGCAACCACCGCAACAAGCAGGAATGGTCTGCGTGTCTTGGCCTAAGGCTTCCCCACCCTCGCGAGGGTAGGTGAGCCTACAACAATAATAAGGGGGCTCGCAAGTGCAAGTGATTCGTTGCGGCCAGTGTAATAAGAAACTGGCCGAAGCAGTTTTTATTCAATTGAACATCAAGTGTCCGCGTTGCCGGACTTTAAACAGGTTGAGCGCCGGGAGCGCCATGCAGGAACACCCATTGAGTGTCGATTCAAGGATGACACAAAATGGAAGAAATGTTCCTGCAAACCCAATTTCCGCAGATCGAAGCAAAACCGATTGAGGCACTGACTTCTTACGCTCGTAATCCGAAGCAGCATGGCGAGGAACAGCTTGCCAAGATGGTCGCGAGCTTGCGTGAGTTCGGCTGGACTTTTCCGATTCTAACGGATGCACAGGGCGAGGTAATCGCCGGGCATGGCCGCTTGTTGGCGGCGCTGCGGGTGAAAAAGTACGGCTGGGCGATTCCAGGATGGGAAGATACCGGTACCGTGCCGGTGCTGTGCAAGCAGGGTTTGAGTGAGAACCAGAAGCGGGCTTACCGGATTCTTGATAACCGGATTGCGGAAGAGTCCGGCTGGGATACTGAGCTTTTGTCCCTTGAGCTGGATGAACTGACCGATGCTGAATTCGATCTTGCATTAACGGGGTTCGATGCCGATGAAATCAATCAATTAGTGGATGCTTTATCTGATCAATCCGGCATTCAGCAACAGGAGAAAGCTAAGAAATCGCTCACTGAACCGGATGAATCGGTAAAGGCGATGATCGATCAGGCGTGGAACGGAATTGTTCGGGAATGGTCTGCACACATCGCAAAAGCGAGATCTGGCGGATTGTTATCGCCGAAGATCACATCCGGCGTAGCGGTATGGCATTTCATCCAGGCCAAGCATATGGGCGGTGAGTATCCAGGTTATTTATCGCTGGCTTTTTGTCCGGAGCGATTCTGGACTGCCGGTGACCGGAAGGATTCAGTACCGGATTGTATTGCCAAGGCGCATGAGCACGGTCCATCGATGCGCGGAGTACGCTGGGCTGTGGATGAGCGGCCGGATTTTGACCGGGTGTTGTCGTTCGGTATGCCGATGGCGGGCGCAAGGATGCCACTGGATTTTCCGGCGCGATTGGCGCGTGATCTGATCGATGAATTCACCCCGGAAGGCGGGCGTGTGCTTGATCCGTGTCATGGCTGGGGCGGGCGTTACATCGGCTTCCTGCTTAGCGTGAAAGCGCGTGAATATGTCGGTTGCGATCCTTCGCCGGTTGCGCATGCTGGCTTAGAAAAGGCGCGGGTAGCATTATCAGGATTTTCCGAATCGGATAAAACCGCTCAGTTCATCGAACAACCGTTCGAAGAGGCGAATTTATCCGGTGAATTCGATTTTGCGCTGACTTCACCGCCTTACTTCGATGTTGAGGTGTACGCCGGGGAAGATACCAGTTCTATGCGGTATCCGAAATTCGATATCTGGGTGCAGGGATTTTATCTGCCCATGATGCGCAAGGTTGCGGTACATCTGAAGCAGGGGGCGGTATTTGCGCTACAGGTTGGCAGTCAGTCTTATCCGCTGGCACAGATTGCGATCGATAATGCGAAAACTTGCGGGTTGGAGTTGATCGAGAAGCGCAATGCAGGCATGAATAACACCATACAACAGACGCCGGAGGATAAGGCTGAGGCGATATTGATTCTGAGAAAAATCTAACGGGAATATTTCTCAAGCAATGCAGCATGCCCGGCTACTTTCAGTGCTTCGATGTCTTTTCCGATTTGAGTATAAAAGTGCGGGTTGGTGTATGCGCCGTGGGCGCGAAGAATGATGTCTTTATGCTGGCCTAGGCGTGGAAATTTGGCGGCAATACTGATAGCTTTCTGCCATCTTCCGGCCGCCATGTGCTCGCGGAGAATTGATATTTTGGTACGCGGTTCTGTGTTCATTTGCTTTGTCCCCATAGAAACTGGACGCAACCCCGGAAGTCCGTTCTTTGCCGCAGCGTTTTCGATTTAAAGCCCACTAAAGCAACGGATCAAACAGGCTATGGCTTGGACTCTAAGGGATTATGCGGCGTTGTCCAGGGGAGATGGAAAGCTTATGGAATATCTATGACAAACAATGGGATAATGGGTATAGTGTCACGGTCTTTAGCATAATGGCGACAATTAATAATGAGGCATGATTGATATGGCGATTATTGAAGATTCTCCCCCTTCCTCTGGCACTTCTCATATTGAGATGGATTTAAGCAAAAATAATGAAGAAAATCAACAACCTAATAATGGTGGTAATAGGGATGGAGGAAACGATAGTGGTTCTTTTTCAAGTGGCTCTGGCTCTCCGATGGGAAATTTTATAAATGCATTCTGTGATTTTTTTAATAAATATATAGAGATAAAAAAAATTGAACTGACTCATACGGAGATAGAGTGGAGGAAGGAATTATTTTCATTGTTACAGAGTGAGGGTTTCATAAGAAATATTAATATTGCTCTTGATCAACTATTTACTGAAAATGGTGATAACAGTGAATTGGAGAAGAAGGTAAAGAAAGTACTAAAACTCGAATTGTGGGCAGTTACAGAAAGGGTACGAAGTTTTATTGGTATGGGTGGTTCTGGAACTAATGCTGATGATCAGTTGAAATTTATTGAGAGAGAGCGGGATAATATACTGACAGTAGTGGATAGCTGCAGAGAAGCTCTTGATATACATCCATTATTAAAATTTGTACTAACAACCGGTAAAGAAATATATCAAGTAATACTTAAATAGTAATTAGCTCTATTTCTTATCAATAAGATGAAGAGTGTTTTCTAGTCTTTGTGATTGTATTTCTAATAGCCGCGGGGTCCCTGACGTTCTGAACAAGGTGCGGGTCGGGGGACTCGCGATATTTCGCTAGTTCCAGATTTTTCCCTAGGTTTCGTTTCGTTTTATCCCCATGAGCACTGCATCCGTTGACACCATAGCCAAACTGCTGGATATGACGCCCCGGCGCGTCCAGCAGCTTGCCAACGAGGGAATCATTCCGAAGCCGAAAGACCGAGGGCAATACGAAATTGTCCCGTGCGTAGTCGGGTACATAAAGCACATCAAAGGGATGCTAAACGGCGAAGCCGGGGATCTAGCATCCGAAAAAACGCGTCTGACGAGGGCGCAGGCAGAAAAAACCGAAATTGAAACCGCCAGATTGAAAGGCGAACTGGTATCGCTGGCTGGTGCCGAGCGCGGATGGTCGGCATTGGTAGGTGCATTTCGCGCCAAGATGCTGACATTGCCACCGCGCGCTTCGCCGGTTGTATTGAACAAGAAAGAAAGGGAAGTAGAGCGAATTCTGACCGACATGGTTTATGAAGCATTGGCCGAGCTTTCCAACTGGAAGCCCGATGATGACGAAGATGCTGAAACAAGCCTTGTCCCGGGTAGCGGCGATAGCGGCACCGCCGCCAGCGATAACGATTAGTCAATGGGCTGAACAAAGGCTTTATCTATCGACTGAAGATAGCGCGGAACCGGGAAAATACACCTCAGCGCGCGCACCTTACCAGCGCGGCATCATGGATGCTTTTCATGAGGAAGGTGCTGAAGAAATCACCGTCATGTCGTCTTCTCAGGTCGGCAAGACGCTGATATTCAAAGCCATCATCGGATATCACATCGATGTCGATCCGGCGCCCATTCTAGTGGTGCAACCGACCGTCGAAATGGGCGAAACCTTCTCGAAGGATCGCCTGGCACCGATGATACGCGACACGCCGGTACTACGTGACAAAGTTAAGGATGCCAAAAGCCGAGATACCGGCAAAATACCATCCAGAAAAAGAATTTTCCCGGCGGGCATGTCACGATGATTGGTGCCAACGCACCGGCGGCACTTGCCAGCAGACCGATCCGCATCGTTTTATGCGACGAAGTGGACAGATATCCGGCATCAGCCGGTACCGAAGGCGATCCGGTCAATCTGGCAAGAAAAAGGACCATTACCTATCGATCCCGTAAACGCATAGGTTTTTTTTCAACACCGACGATCAAAGGCAAGAGCCGTATCGAGCGAGCCTGGAAGCGCAGCGATCAGCGGCGCTATTACATGCCTTGCCCGCATTGCGGCCATTCACACGTTTTTAAGTGGGAAAACATCTCGATCATTGACGATGATCCGATGACGGCGAAGCTATCCTGCCCATCCTGCGGCGGCCTGATCGAAGACTTCCACAAACCCGCCATGCTGGAAGCTGGAGAATGGGTCAAGGAAAACCCGGAAAGCCGATTGCCGGGTTTTCATATCAACGAACTGTATTCGCCCTGGCGATCTTTCGCTGATGTTGCAACCGATTTTTACGCAGCCAAGGGAAACCCGCAGGAAGAAAAGACCTGGTGGAATACCTCGATGGGCGAGCCATTTGAAGAAAGTGGTGAACTTGCGGATGCCGATGAATTGGCGAAACGGCGTGAAAATTATGACGCCGATACCCTGCCATCCGGTGCACTAACTGTGACATTCGGCGCCGACGTTCAGAAAGACCGCATCGAAATCGAGTTTGTCGCCTGGGGTGCGGGTGAAGAATCATGGGGTATTGAACCGATCGTGCTTGACGGAAATCCGGCTGAGCAGGAAATCAGAACACAGCTGGAAGATGACTTGGCCAAAATTCACGAAGCTGTAAAAACCAGCAACGTGAACGAAGTACAGGAGCGTGTTATGGACGCGATTGTGCAAGCCGAGAAAAATGCGGATAAAAGTTTTCAACAACTGGAAATTGCTAACGCGCAAGCGGATGAAGTTGTCGATCCGCATGTTGAAAAAATTCTGCGCAGCAGATGGACGGCATTGATCACCGGCGCTGTGGTGCTGGGCAGCTTTATCTTGGGGCTGATTGTTGGCACCAACATCTGAGCCTGGTATTGCGGGCTGATTATTAACTAACATATCAGAGGTGCTAGATGAGCGACAAAAACCACGGTGACGGATGCCCGTATTTAACAGAAGAACAAGTTGAGGAGATCGCCGAAAGAGCTGCTGCAAGGGCGCTTAACAAAATGGCAGACCAGGTTTACCGGGAGGTTGGCAAGGGCGTAGTCAGTAAAGCGCTTTGGTTGATCGGAGTGATCGCTGTTGGAGTGGCGATGTGGCTCAACTCCAAGGGATTTTTAAACGGCTGATCAGCCGTTTTTCAGGAGGATTGAAGATTGGAAGCACTCTACATTGAAGATAAACAGCAAGGCGCGCAGTTGGACATCGGCAATTCCGGCGTGCAAACCGGGCCATTGCCTGCGGGCGTGTATAAGGTTTATACGCCGGTTGATGTCCGGGTAAAAATCGATGCGGTTAACGCGGCGGATGTCACGCCGCTGACCGGCGACATCGTACTGAAAGGCAACACGGAAAAATATCACGTGCCGGAAGGTTCCAGAATTGGCGTAGTCGCGGCGCGAGACGGCTTAACCGGTAAATTTGAATACCACTGGGTTGGGAGGTCATTCTGATGGGCGCGGGTGAACAAAGAGCGGTTGTAGATGTTGACGAAGAAACTAAGGCGCTGTTAATGCCTAGACTTAATATATCAAAAAGCGCACTCGTGGACGAATATGGTTCGCCAATATTAATTGGTCCATCAATATACACGTACGGCTCTCATCCGCAGCCGTGGGATGTGCCTTTTAATACGAAAGCAGTTTTCCACCCCAATATGTTAGATGGTAGCAATCCTGTAACTACTGGGATAGAAGTGATTTCTGATAGTTATAACTGGAAACCATCTGGCCGCGGACAATTGCTCTATTCTTCGGGCAGCACTGCAGCCGCGCCGCTAGTTTCTGGTTTGGCGGGCAATGGCTCGACAGAGGTCAATATGTATGGGGGTAGCCTAAACCCTATGACGATTCCAGCGAATCTACCTTATAAAGGTTGTCGCTTCCGGTTTCAAGCCGCTCTTGTAAAAACTGGCGGCACAGCCTCGTGGGATATATATTGCAGAGTAGGGACTAGCTCAACGTATACCAACAATGATTCGTTTTTTGCTTTAACCGGTGTAAATCTAGCGTCAGGTCGCACGTTCTGGGTGGACACGGAATTCACGGTAACTTCAGTGGGTGATTATGGGGCAAACCCATCTCTAGGCGGATCGACAGCAGCAAAATTTACTACGAAAAATTGGCTGACAAGGAATGGGCAAGGCACGAGTCCTTTACTAGATCAAAGCACCATTTTTTCAACGATAGCCAAAAATTATATACATATCAATATAAAAGGTAACGCGGCTGATACGTTTGCATTGATCGATTATTCTCTGGAGTGGTTACCATGACAATTGTTACATTAAAACCTGACGCATTAGTTCTGCCCGA